CTAACGGATTATCACCTTCTCCGTTATATGATATATCTGTGTTGACTAAAAAGCTATCTAAAGCTAAATCATTTATTAGTCTGTCCGTAAACAAAGCTTCTTCTACCTCCTCACAAATGGTATCTATCGTATCGTCAAAATTGGTGTTGGCTTTGACATAACCTTCTACTACTAATGACAAAATCTTTTCTATTGCTCTTGGTGGGTTAGTTGTTAAAGGCTCTGAAGTCTCTTCTCTTGTGTAGATCAATAAACAAGGTAGTTTGGTATTCTCTATTGGATATACTCTGCTCTGAAAGACATTAGAGCCTGTGGTTGTCAGTCCTGTCAATGTACTGGCTACTCTTTCTCTGATTGCTTGTCTTTTATGTGCCATTATTCTTTGTCGTTCTTATGTGATGCACCGAAGTAGAAAGATATAACTGCTGATGCTAAACCACCTAAATAACCTAATACAAGGTTAATCAAAGCTTCTGAGTTTTGTTCAGGTGGCTGTATAGTGACTAAAAAGATATAACCCATGAAACCACCTATAACCACAAGACCTAGTAGTTTAGAAGTCCAATCTTTAGAAAATGTTTTTCTAGCATTTTGTATATCTTGTGTTTCAACTTTGTAAACATCTAACTCTAATTGTTTCATCTGTACTTTGAAATCTTGCTCAATTTTTTTAAGTTCTAACATTTGTTCTTTTGTTGGTTGGTCGCCCAAAGCTTTACTCACTGCTTGTGGGTTAGCTTCTATACCTAATTTTTCAGCTATTGCATTTATAGCTAAACCTGAGATAGCACCTGCTGGATTTGCCAAGCCCTGTGCTAATGTTGGTGCTACCACACCAACTATTGATTTTAATTTATCTAACATTTAATCCTGCAATATTAGTGTGGTTATGCCTGTGCCATCTGGTTGTATGTTGACTATGTTGAAGGTTGTACCATCAATAGCTATGGTGTCTGCTGTGTCTATGTTAGTCACATCTGACGATCTGCAAGTTACTACTGGCTGTGTGCCATCGACATCGACTGATTCACCTGCAATAGCAAAGTATTCTTTGTTAATGATGACACTAATACTAGAAGCACTACCATTGATAGTGACTGTTGCTGTTGCGCCATGTGCATCGGTGTCAAAAAAGTTCAACAAGTCCTGTGCTGTTTCTAGCGCCATTATCTTGTCTTGATGTTGTCTGCTGCTTTGTTAGCTTTGGCTTTGCCTTTGCCCTTGACGGCTTCAACACCTGCTGCCTGTAATCCTTCATAGTCTTTTGGATTACAAACAAAAGTATCTTCAGCATCGTACCATGTGCCGTTGTAGCAAACTTTTCTTGTAGCTATAACTTCCATTACTTTTCCTTTTTGGTTTTAGCTTTGGCTGCTGTGCCGTAGCCCTTCGCTTCCCATTCGGAAACTTCGTGTTCAAGCAACTCTACCACATCGCCAGATACGTATTTGTTACCTGCATAATAAAAAGTCTGATTGACCTCGAACTTGATTTTTTTCTGTTTCATATTTCGATTATACATAAAAAAGGGCTACCGAAGTAGCCCTAGTCATTAAGTGTTACTTAATTAAGTGACAATGTCTTTACATACTGCAAAGGCATTTTCGTCACGTATAGCTACGTCCATATCTTGGAAGAAGGCAAGTCTGGTAGTACCTGCGCTTGAACCAGTAAACGGATCTACAACTACGTCAACACCTGAATAGTAGCCAAGTAAGACTTGACTGAAATCACCAAATATTAAAGCTGACAAGTTGCTACCTGAACCTTTTGTTAGGTCAGATGGCACTAATGATGATGATAGATAGTCGTATCCCATCATTGAATTGTTAGGCTCTAAGATAAAGTTGCCTTCAACACCACTACTCTGTTTTGATGTAGTTCTAAGTTTAGCTGTCACTTTAGAGTTACCTAAGAACTTAGTAGAAGCATCATTTCTGATGGCATTATCTTCTTCTACTTTCTGGATTAGGTTAACAATGTTTGTGTATGCAATAGCACCACCATTAGTACCAATAGCTTCAACATTGTTAGATACAGAAGCCAAGATACCGCTTGGGTGATTACTTGCACCACCTTCAATAGCTACTTCGTCAATCTTTCTAGCAAATGTATTGATTACATCTTCTCTTAATACTGCTTCAACTGACGGATCAGATTGCAACATAAGCTTTCTAGAAACATCAACAAAAGCTGCTAGAGTTTTTGGTGACATTGTTACTTGTGCAAAAGTAGCTGAACCTTCACTTGGTGCTGCGTTCTCTGCTACAAAAGCTGAATTGGTAACTGATGCTGATAGTTTTGGTATCGCAATATCACCCTTCAAACCTTGTAGTGTTCTAGCACCAGCTTGACCGATTACTAATTTTGCATAAACAGCTTCGATGAACTCATTGGCAAGATGATCTGTGCCTTTTAAGAAGCCACCGCCACTATTTGATCCAACTGTTTGATCCCTTTTACCGAAACCAATATTAGTTGGCATATAAAAACCTCTTGCTGCTTTGCCTGTCTGATGCGCAATTTCATCTGATACTTCTCTTTCAAGTCCAGAAAGATTGCCTTGAGCAGATTCTTGAATAGCTTTGAGTAAAGAGTATTCTCTTTTCTCTTCTACTTTCATGTCTACGTCAGAAGGTAAATCTAGAGGCTTGCTTTCAAGTGCTTTCAAAAGCTCATTCTGAAATTCGTTAAGTCTCATGCCTTTTGCAATAGCATTTTTAGCTAAATCAGCTTGTCCATGCTGTTGTCCAAGATCGCTTATTTGTTTAGCTTCTTGTGCAAACTGCTTTCTTAACTCTTCAGGATTAACTTCTGGTGCATTGTTTTCAACGTTTTCCATAATTTTTTCCTCGTTAGAATTAATAGTTATTTTTGGTGTTTCTTTAGCTCTAGCGAAACCTACCAAACGTGACTGGTCTGCTGGTACACTGACTGCTGAAACTTCCAAAGGCGACCAAGAGTTAACTCGATATACAGGCACGTCCTGTATCTCTTCATCTTCCTTCTGCATACTGTTGACTTGATAGCCAACAGATATGTTCTGTCGTATGCCGTCCTTCACATCTTCAAAGACTTCCTCTGCCATTCTGTTCTTTGAAAATCTTACTTTGGCAACTGTTCTTTTGTTGGCTTTGTCGATGCCAAATTCCTCGACTACACCTATTTGTTTGGTGGCATCATGGTCTAATAAAAGTGGACTTCTACCACTTGCCATGAACTCCATGTCTATCTCTTCTTCTTTATGTCCTAAGACCTCATAGCCGAACCTGCGCTGTACTGGTTCTTCGCTTGAAACACCTATCACGACTGTACGCTTCTCTTCGTCTATCTTGTTCCTATCGAACTCGAAGTCTCTCCTTAGTGCTTCATCACCATAAAAGTCTCTGATCTCGTCTGTCTCTGTAGCCCTATCTTCATCTTCTTTGTAGCCTTTCTCTTCCTCTTCTTCTTCGTGGTAGGGTTCATGTGGTCTGGCTTCTTCTACTTCTCTTGTTTCTATCTTGCCACCCATGCCGTTGTGATTCACACAGTAGTAATATAAGTCTGGTGTATCATCTGATACTTCAATCTTGAGTTGCGCACCTGCTTCACCTGCTTTACCTGTGACTGTTACACCTGCTGTGTACGCTTCTCCGTCATTATGTGTACCATCTTCTGTGGTTGATAATCTTAAAGCGTGTGTTTTGTTAGATTCATGGCTTAGATCGAAAATGTATGTATCGCCTGATAGCATGACAAGTCTAGGTGATAACTCACCATCTAAATAGAATTTATTGCCCTCACCATATTTGTTTTCACCCTCTTTGATGATTACTTCATATTCTATGGTCTCTTGCCTTTCTATCGTGTCCATAGTCTGTATTCTATCACCATTTTCGTCAGAAGATAAAGGGTGTGCTTTTGGTAGTAAGTCAGTGTCGAATTTGTTTTTACTTGGAAAGCGTAAGTTTCTTAAGGCAAACATGAAGGCATTAACCCTAGCATAAGCCCATTGTTCAGGCGATTGAACTGATGGTCGTACTGAGCTTGGGTTAGTTTTATATGCACCTATGCCACGTTCAAATACTGCACGAAGCATACGATAAGTTGCTCTTTTTCGTGGATCGCTACCATGTTCAGCATTGTGATCTTCTACTTTCTTACGCAGTCCTTTCTCAACTGTCTTGCTGACTTGCCTTTCTTCTGCTGGTTTATCTT